AAGCATTTGAAAAAATTAGAGAAAACGCAGAACAACAAAGAGAAATTCAACGTTCATTCGCATATGGTTGGAAACAGGCGTTTGAATCATTTGCAGATGATGCAACCAATGCCGCTAAACAAGCAGAAAAAATCTTCACTAAAGTTACACAAGGACTTGAAGACACTATTGTAGGGTTTGTTAAGACAGGTAAATTAGAATTTAGAAGTCTTGTTAATGACATACTTGAAACAATGCTTCGTTCACAGATACAGCAATTGATTGCTAAAACATTTGGTGCATTTGGTTCATTAGGTGGCGGCAGTTCATTTGGTAATCTATTTGCAGGATTTTTTGCAAATGGAGGAATGATACCTGCAGGATCATTTGGTGTTGTAGGAGAGCGTGGTCCAGAACTTGTAAGTGGACCTGCACAAGTAACACCATTTACAGGTGGCAATGTAACATACAATATTAACGCAGTTGATGCTTCAAGTTTCAAACAGTTGGTTGCAAGAGATCCACAGTTTATTCATGCAGTGGCACAACAAGGGGGACGCAAAGTCCCAAGTAGGAGGTAGATAGATGAGTTTTCAATATGCATTCAATAACGCAACAAGTTTATCAATAAACAGATTAGACAATGTAGCATCAACACAAGCACGTGATGGTACTGTTAAAGCAGTCAGTCGTGGCACTCCTAAAAAGATTTTTACAGTGACACTACCTGATGGTCCTAAATGGGCAGACGAACGTGCAAGTATTGAAGCAATGGAAGCATTAGACAGACACACAACAGATTCAATTTCAATACCATATGCAACACATCCATGGTATTACAGCAATGTAAATCCAGGCACTGATGAAGGTTATACTGTATTGTGTATAGAATTTCCACAGTGGGAGGTATTTGGTAATCAACAGGTTAGATGGAACGGTCCATTTGTTTTTGTAGAGGTTTAAAGAATGGCAAATTTAGATAGTTATGATGTAGTAAAAACGCATCTGTTTGTAAGAGTATATGTTGATGAGTATAGAACAACATCAGGTGGATCCTATACAACTCAATTGCTTACATTCTCTGATGCGGACAGTGCAGAAACTATCAACGGCGAAACTTATACTCCTTTAGGTGAATTCTTAAGCATCACACAAACAACAAGTGAACTGCGTCCAAGCACAGACACAATTACAATTGGTTTTACAGGCGTGCCATCAGGTTCAATTGATGAAATATTATACAGTAAATTAAAAGGCAGTAGCGTTAGAGTATATCGTAAATTTTACACAGCAAGTGGAACATTGCTTTCTACACAGGGTTACTTTTTTGGCAAGATAAACAACTTTTCAATTCAAGAAGAATATAATGTAGAAGAAAGAACAAGTCAAAATATTATACTGTTAGAATGTGCAAGTAATTTTAGTGTCTTGCAACAAAAGATATCAGGCAGAAAAACAAATCAAGAAAGTGAAAAGAAATTTTTTCCAAGTGATGATGGCATGAATAGAGTTGCTATTGTTAAAGGTACAAAGTTTGATTTTGGAGCACCATAATGAGTTTTATAGATAATATAGTTGGGTTTGGTAAAAAAGCAATTGGATTTTTAGGCGGTGATTCTATTGGCGGCAGTTTAGCAAGAACTGCTCTTTTAGGTTATGCTCTTAATCGTGTAATAAAGAGCGCCAACAAGGGCAATGATGGCATACAAGACAAAGGCACACAGGTTACACTTGATCCAGACACACAGCATTCAGTGCCAGTGCTGTATGGTAGTGCATTTGTTAATGGTAAAGTTATTGATGCACATTTAGAACCAGGTAACAAGAATATGTGGTTAGCAGTTGTGCTGTGTGAAAAGACAGGCAACCTAATTGATGGAACACCAAGCGTTATAGGGTTTGAAGAAATGTATATTGACAATTTTAGAATAGGATTTGATAGTGACGGTGTAACAGTAAAAAACATTTATGATGACGATGAAAATTCAAGCGATGTTTGGAATGGATTAATCAAAGTATATCCTTTCAACGATGGTAGCACATCACCTACCGCATTTACAACAGAAAGCGGCGTAGGAAATACACAAAATGCATATGATATATTTCCTAACTGGACCTCACAACACACTTTAGATAAATTAGTATTCTGTCTAATTAAATTTACATACAACAAAAAACAAAAATTAACCACAACTGGCAAAGAAATTAAATTTAAGTTAAGCAATAATTTAACTAAACCAGGTGATGTTCTAAATGACTATTTGCAAAACAATCGTTACGGTGCAGGCATTTCAAGTGCGGAGATTGATATACAATGAGCACATTAGTAGAACTTAATAGTTACAGTGATGGAGTAATAAATTACACTGACGTTCGTGGTAGTGATGTAATCTTTAGTTTTCCTACTGCTGTAGATTTAACGGATCAAGATATCTCACAAACTACTTTTACAATTCAACGCACGATTGATATTGTAGAAATAATTCAACCAACATTAGCATTGGTTACGTTTAGTATAGATGTAAGTTCATTGTCAGGTGCAACAGTAAGTTTTCCAGGAACAACTCCATCAGGTGTTGTCATATCAGAATCCAGCGGTGTTTACACAGTAAGTGGCATTGACAGTGTAGGAGATTGGAATTTTGCAAGAAATGCAGAAATTACATTAACAGGTGACACACAAGGTAGTTTCTTCTATCAATGCACAATAGCATACACACAAGCAGGCTCACGCAGAACCAAAGAATGGGAAGTGGGTAACTTTAAGGCAATAGCAAATCTACAAGGCGTTTCTTCTGTTACTTGTAATACATTTAGTTCACTAACACATGATGCAACTGCTAATCCAATTGTGGTTTTAAGTGTTAATGACGTAATATATGAACTTGCTATTCTTGCAAGAACATTTGTTGATGTTACAGCAACTAAAATAGTAGATGCAAGTGCCACAATGTCATCACAAACCTCAATGACAACTTCTGCTCAAAGATACGGTTCATTTAGTAATATAACAACCTATGTAAATCCACAGGCAGGTGCATTCAGTACTAATAACTCATTTGGATCACCAATTGCGGCACATTCAAATGAAGAAGACAACAGAATTAATACCTCACCAAATGCACCTGGTTGGAGTGTATTTATTGCTGGATCAGGTTATACCAATTACGGAGGTGCAACAGTTTTGTTTGAAGCAGAACCGTTATATTCAGGACAAATTGGCACAATAAATCAATTCAGTATGTCACCTGTTGTTCAACCATCCCATGGACATTCAAAAGCATTTATGTCAAAATACTGGGGTGGATTTGTAAGCGGACAATTAAAAATTTATAGGATAGATGGAGGCGATGGTGAATTAAGTGGTGGTGCATTTAGTTTCAGTGATAGTAGCACTGACAATTACGCTAATATGTCAGGTTGGTCCTCAAATGACAACTATGATGTAAACGGAGGATTTGTTGGCGGAACTCTTAATCCATCAGGCGCAAACACTACAGCAAAAATTTGGGAAGTAAATCATAGTCAAACACGTTTAGATCTAAAGCATACAATCACGCCAGGTAGTTCAATTGGATTTACTTACATAAGTGAAGACTGGATTGTAATAGGTGGTAGTGGGCAAATGTTTGTTTATGATATGCCTACAGCAACATTGCAAAGAACTATTTCAATCAGTGCTGGCAGAGCAGTTTTATATGAAAACTATCTATACAAATCTGACGGAACAGTTATTGATGTATCTACAGGGACAACAGTAACAACGTTAGGAAGTTTAGGTAACAGCGGTGATTCAATTGCAGTTAGCGATCAATATGTTGCTATAGGTGATAAAGGCAATGCTGTATACATATATGACAGAAATTATTTTAATCTTGTAAAAACAATAAACAGTTCAACAGCAACAAATTCAAGTGCAAAATGGGCAGATGCAGGATGTCTTGCTATTGTAGATGACGTAAGAGAACAACCAAATCAAACTTTAATTGTTGGTGATCCTGGAACTTCATATTATGATAGCGGAAGCGGTATAACATATACAAACGTTGGTTCAGTATACCAATATAAGAGTTAAGGATTAAGAGATGGCAAGTAACACAAAATTTAGAATTAATGGTTTAGTAGATACAAGCAAAAATGTTTTAGAAAACATCAACACCCTCGCCAATGAAAGTGGTTGTTATGTTACTTGGGATCCTGCCGCAGGTAAATGGACTGTAATCATTAATGATGCTTTTCCAAGTGTTAAAGAATTTGATGACAGCAATATTTTAGGTGAAATAAATGTCAGCGGTACTGGTATAAATGAATTATACAACAAGGTTAGTGTAAGTTATCCTCACAAAGATATGCGTGACACTGTTGATGTTGTTGATGTTGAAATAGATAGTTCTGAAAGATTTACAAATGAAGATGATAACACATTAGAATTAAGTTTACCTCATGTAAACAACACAGTTCAAGCACAATACATTGCAGGTAGAGAACTAAAACAAAGCAGATTAGATTTAATTATTGAGTTTCGTGCAAACTATCAGGCAAACGAATTAAAAGCAGGCGATATAATTGAAGTCACAAACACTACTTTAGATTTTACACGAAAAGAATTTCGTATTATTCAAATTGATGAAGAAGATACTTCAGATGGTAACCTAATATATTCAATTACAGCACAAGAATATGACGGAACAATATACAATGCAAGTGGCATCAATTATGAATACCGCTCAAACTTTAACGGCATCAAATCAAAAGTATTCAATGCTGAAATAGAACAAAGTGACGAAGCAGATTTAGGTGGCACAATGGCAAAACTGCTTGGTGCCAATGCACTATTAGGTATTGTTAACGGATTATTTAAAAACTTCTTTACATCAGATGATGAAACAGGTGTTTTGACACAAACTATTGAATTTAACGATCCTGATACGCAAAAATTAATGGAAGCGGGTGCTAAAAAACCTTCTCTTACACACGCTCCAGCAGATGGACCTACAGCACAAGGTGATGGTAGTGCAGGTAACCCTATTCAATTATGTCCAGGACAAAGCACAACCTTAAGTGTTAGTCATGACTGTGAAGTTTGTTTCTTAACTACTCCTGATTATGAATATGATTATATTATTACAGGATTAACAGCAGGTGAAGTAGATGTAGATTTAGAAGGCACACTTACAATGAGTAGTGCTAACGGTAGTTTAACATTTACAGTAGACAATATTTCAGGTGATAAAACATTTAATGTTCAAGTTGGTGATAACACTACCTATTATAGGGTATATGACGAACCATCAGAATATGTTCAAGGCGTAACAGCAACACCAAGTTCAATTACAGAAGGACAAAGCACAACTATCAACGTCGCAACAGTTGGTAAAACCAATGGCGACACACTAAACTATACAATCAGCGGCGATACAGGCAGTATTAGCACAGCACTTACAGGCACTGTTACTGTAACGTCAAATACAGCAAGTTTAACCATTAACACAACTGATGATAGTGCATTTGGACCAAGTGAAACCTGCACAGTTACGTTTACACCAACAGCAGAAAACTCTTGTACTATTGCAAGTAACAGTGTAAGCGTAACAATTACTAACAATGCTACAACAGGTCCACAACCACCAGCAGATACTACTTGTGTATATGAATTAGTGCCTATTGTATGGTGTGCAGTATATGATGGCACAAGTGGCGCACTAAAAGACGTTACTGTTAGAAGAAGTGCGTATTTGCCAATACCACAAGCAGGCGAAAGCACAGTTACACTACCATTAACTTGTAGTGTAAGTGGTGGTGCAATGAATATTGATTCTACAATTGATGTAGCAAGTTCAAGTAGTTTAGGCGGAATACCATATAATGTTATTACGTCATTTAACAGTGTAGCGGCAAATGGATTAATTACAGGAACCACTACTACTGTATATGGATACGATCTATAAACTTTTTGAGACGTTTTTTCACGTTTTTTGACGTTTTAGATAGTATTGGGGTAAATACAATTGACAGGACAACTCCGTGTTGTCTGTCAAGTAAAAACAGACAACATATAATTTAACAAGGAGAAATATTATGTCAGCGGCTTCAGATTATTTAGAAGATAAAGTATTGGACCACGTGTTAGGCAACACAGCGTTCACACAACCATCAAACATCTATCTTGCGTTATTTACAGCAGATACAGGTTTAGAGTCTAACTCACCATCAGCAGAGATTTCAACATCAGGTACTGCTTATTCAAGACAAACAGTATCATTTGGTGCGGCAAGTTCAGGTTCAGCATCTACAGATGCAACTGTAACTTTTTCAGCGGCAACTGCTAACTGGGGAACTATTACTCACGTAGCAGTAATGGATGCTTCTTCAGCAGGAAACGTGCTTTTCTATGGTGCAGTAACAACTTCAAAAACTATTGAATCAGGCGATACTTTCCAAGTAAGTTCAGGAAACCTAACAGTTTCACTTGCTTAATTAAGCATATGATTGAGGGTGTCATACTGGCACCCTCATTCTACTACTAACAAAGGAGAGGTATTGCAATGGCAACAGTAACATTAAGAAGCGTAAAAGG